GCACGCCGGTCACCTTCGGCATCGGCTGGCGCGGCACCAGCTATACCGTGGCGCTGGTGGCCAACTACATCACCTTGGGCGTGCTGCTCACCGCGATCAACGATCAGCTGGTGGACAGCGGCCTGGTGGCGACGCAGTCGGGCGGGGTGGTCACCATAGCCGAGGCGGCCAGCCCGTATGCCGGCGGAAGCATCACCCTCAGCGGACTGCCGGCGGCGGTGTTCGGCCCGAGCCCGGCGGCCACGGCGGGTGTGGCCACCACCGGTGGCACCCCGGCCACGTTGCCCCGCGTGACGCTGGCCTATGACGGCCCGGGCGGCACTGCCTTCGGCGGGCTGCCGCCGGGCAGCGTCTCGCTGGCCATGTCGCGCGGCCAGAGCGAGTACCGCATCACTGCCGTTTCCGGCCTCACCCTGGTGGTCCAGCGGCTGACCGAGGGCGGCGTGGTCGATACCAGCTGGCCGGGCTGGACCTCACGGACCGCGACCGACTACCGGGCGACCGGTCTGCAGGAGGGCGAGGAATGGCTGGGCCCGTTCCTGGTGTGCCCCAATGGGGAGACGACCGATGCTTTCGAGTACGACTTCAACTTCCCGGGCGGCCTGATCTGGTACACCGACAAGGGCAACAAGCGCACATTCACCGTGACCGTGCGGGTGGCGTGGCGTGTCTACGGGTCGGGCGACCCTTGGTCAGTGCGCACTCATAGCTACACCGCCACCTCCGAGGATTCGCTGGGCTTCACCGAGCGCATCGCGCTGGGCACGCCGGGGCAGATCGAAGTGCGCGTGCGCCGGGTGACCGAGCGCGGCGGCAATTCGGCGCGCGATGCCTGCTTCTGGCAGGGCCTGCGCGCGCGACTGCCGCAGCGGCCGACGCGCTACGATGACCTGACGACCATCGGCCTGACGGTTACCACCGGCACCAAGCTGGCGGCGCAGACGGACCGCCGGTTCAATGTCGAGGCGACCAGGCTGTATGACGACGGCACCGCCCGGAGCATCAGCGGGGCGATGACCCACGTGATGCGCTCGCTGGGTCTGCCGGCCGACCAGATCGACACCGATACGCTGACCCACCTGGAGAACACCTACTGGACGCCGCGCGGGGAGTTCTTCGACTTCAGCGCGGAGAAGTCGGGCACCAGCGCCCTCGACCTGCTGCAGATGGCTGCCCAGGCGGGCATGGGTTACTTCCTGCTGATCGACTCCATGTGCTCGGCCGGCCGCGAGGGAATCAAGGCCTGGCGCGGCGGCATTTCGCCGCAGCGGCAGCTGGAGCCGTTGACCACGGCGTTCACCTCACCGGGGCCGGATGACTTCGACGGCGTGGACGTGACCTACATCGACGAGGTGACGTGGGCGGCCGAGACGGTGGAATGCCGGCTGCCGGGCGGCGACACGCCGTGGAAGGTGGAGACCTTCGAGCTGCAGGGCGTGGGCACGCGCGATCGCGCATACCGGATCGGCATGCGGCGTCTCATGAAACATCAGGGCCAGCGGCTCACCTACACGACCAAGACCGAGATGATGGGCCTGGTCTACCAGTACGGCGACCGCGTGAAGCTGTTCGACGATATTCCCGGATCCAGCACCACCAGCGCCATGATCGAATCGGCGCGCCTGGACGGCACGCGGGTGCTGATCGAGGTGGGCGAGTATCTGGATTGGACCTTGGCGGCACCGCGGTGCCTGATTCGGTTCCAGGACGGGACGCTCTCCAGCGTGATCGTACCCGCCCGGGTCGACGACCACCGCCTCACCATCGCCGCCTCGGCGCTGCCGGGCGAGCACGCCTTCAACACCTGGATCATGGACGAACCGACCATCGATCCTCCCGAGCTGATCTTCTGCGACAGCACGCGCGCTGGATATGACGCCGTGCTGGCCGAGCTCACGCCAGGCGAAGACGGCTCCGTCGAGCTGGCCGCCCTGCAGTACGACCCCGCCTTCTACCAATACGACGACGCGACCGCGCCGTAGCACCACCGGAGACGCACCCAGATGACCAAATACAACACCGGCAATCCGGTGGGCTCGAGCTCGCCCCTGGATTTGTACGACAACGCCGAGAACCTTGATGCGGGTATCAATGGCCCAGGGCATACGTGGGTTGACCGAAAGGGCGCAACGCGGAAGAGCTGGGTTGGGATCGAGTTCGACTTCCAGGCGTTCCTGGCCGATGGGAGCACGATCGAGTTCCCGACCTGGGCAGCAGCGGCGGCAGCTGCCGGGGCTGGGCAGATCCCCGCGAACCGGCAGGTGGCCGTGGTTGGAGACCCGGGCACCCATGCCGACCAAGTATCGGGGGTTACAGTTCCCAATAGCGGTCGATACGTCATGGTCGCCGCAGGGCTGCAGTGGGTTTCGGCGGAGGTTCTCAGCCAGAAAGCTGACCGCGGTTCGGTCGATGCGCTCTCCCAGCGGGTTGGTGCAATCGACGCTGGTGTGTTCTACCAGTCCATCAATGATGTGCCCGCAAGCTCCTACAACCTTGGGACCGACTTCTCCGGGGTCGGGCGCGCGTTCATTTCGATCTACCCTGTAATCAGCAGTGCAGCGGCTTGGATCAATCCAGCTGCGTCGGCTACGCGAATTCGCGTGCGGGTTTACACGCGCTCGTCTGCGGCATCCGGTCTTCCTGGATCGAGCATCGATACGCTCCAGCGCGAAATTGTAGTGCCGCTGGCCACGGTCCGAACCATGCTTGGTGGAACTGGGCCTGTCATGATCGAGGCCAAGTTTGCCCCGCTCGAAGTTGGCAAGACATTACCCGTCGTTGTCACGTTCGAAGCGTTGGACGATGCGAATGCCTCGGCTTACATCGGTTATTACAGTGTTCCGGCTCCCAGTGGGTACTCATTCGGATATGTAAAAAGCAGTGCCAGCGGGAATTGGGTTGCGTTGGGTGCAACGCAAGCCGTGCTCGCATTGGTGGTGCAGCACAAGCCCGACGTCGATTCTGGCACTTCCGTTGGCCACAGCGACGTATCGTGGTCTGAGCCGAACAATCACGACTGGGAAGATCGAGCTTTCGCAGGCTGGGCCAGATCTTTCGTGGCGAATGCCGGCGCTAGCTTCAGCGCCGTCTCTGGATACTTCAGTGATGTCGCGTCCTGCGACTTGATTCAGATCAGGGTGTTCGCGCGTCGGATCACTGAAAGCGCAACACCAAACGTCCCTGGCTCCCAAGCGATTCAGGACATGCATCTAGGCACCTTCCGTTTTCCGGTATCGGAGATGGTGGGGACAGAGACTGCCGGAAAATTCCTGTTCGACGTCGGTCAGATCAAAATCCCTGGTGGCCGCTATCCGCTGGTCGAGGTGGTGGGTCTTCACCAGAACGGCACAAAGGCCGCGCTCGGTGCCGGGCGCACTGACTACGCAAGTTCGCCGGTCGATACGACTTGGATGCTGCCGTCTGCCGGCACGGCCGGCTTCACGCTCCTGGCTCAGAATCGAACTGTGAGCATCGGGCTCGCGAATGTTCTGAAGCGCGGTACTTCGGAGGTCGCCGGGCAGATGTACCCGCAGGTCGAGGCGCATGGCCGGGACATCAAAGAGATCCAGAAGCGGCTGGATTCGATCCTGGTGGGATCGAGCAGCGAGGGGATGGCTGATTCAATCAAACCGGTCTTGGCCGTGAGTGGGCTCTCGTTGAGTTTGGCTGGCAGCTCGGCGGTCATAGATGGTGTCGCAGTGGTCTTCTCAGGCGAATTTACCCTGGATCCTCCGGCGTCAGCATCCGGAAGCACGACTTCCCTGCCGCTGAAGTACAGCCAGTTCGGGGCCGGCTCATACCCGACGCAGAACCCGAATGCCATGCTGTGGCGTCGCCGTCTGAGCAGCGTTGTGGTCACCAGGCAGTCGGACGGGGTTGTGCTGGTGCAGGGCACCGACTACGGCGTGGATAGCGTCTGGGGCAAGCTCTATGGCATGAAGAACGTCGCTGATCAGGTGGTGGATGCGAGTTACAACTACACGCGGGAGCGCTATGACCTGCTGCAGCTGGATCCAGTGACCATGACGTGCTCGGTCGTAAAGGGGGCTGAGCGTGATCTCGATGCGCATGACTATGCGCCGGTGGCAAGTAATCGGTTCATCCCGCTCTATTACCTCTACGTCCGCGCCGGCACTATCACCCCCGTTCCGGTACATCTCTACCAGGACGGCGTGAGGAAAGACACGCGCGTTGTCTTCGATGGAATGTTGTCCAAGGGCAAGCGACTGATCGGCCGCACCAGGCGCAAGCTGCAGCGAGGCCAGGCAGTCAAGGTGCTTGGCTACGGTGACTCGATCACCAGCTGTGGAAACCTCGACCTGCTCTGGTATTTCGAGACGCTGCCTCCTGACAACCGCGCGGCAATCCCGACGTATAACCGCGGCGACAGTGGTGGCGCCTTCGCCACCCGCGTCTCGTGGAACTGGGTAGCCATCCAGGCGGTCAAGGCTGCCTATGGTTATGTGGACAGCCACGAGAGCAACCCGGGAGGCCTTCCGGTCCTGACCTACGTGAACAAGGGCATCGGCGGCACCAACTCGAGTGGCTCGGCAAACAACGGTAGCAATGCCACTCGGTTGGCCGACGCCCTCGCCAGCGGTGCGGACGTGATGGTGTTGGCTTTCGGTATGAACGAGATCGGGTCGGACAGCACCTTCGATAACATGGCGAGCATCATCCAGCAGGCTCAGGCTGCCGGGATGGATGTTCTGGTGATGGGCGTGCCGAAGACCAACGCCATTACCGACGTGCGCGATATAGCGCTGTGGCGGAAGACCAACCGCACGCTCCAGCTGGTGGCTGACGCGACGGGTTGCCCCTTCGTTCCCATCAACTGGTTGACCGATCAGGGGGGCGGTGGCCTGCCAGTTGCGCCAGAGCATCTCTGCAGTGCGAACTACTTCAACCATCCAGGGCTGATTGAGCTAAAGCACTATGGCCTGATGCTGTCGAAGTTCTTCCTTTAGACCTAAGCCGCCACCGGATCCAGAAGCGCCTCGCGGTTGTTCCGAGGCGTGTTTACCGCCCTGCTGACGCGATAGGCCTCCATCGCCGGCGGCTCGCTGGCCAGCAGCATCGCTATCGCACGGCCCTCGCCACCTGTTGGCAAGACCTGCCGGAGGATCGGATGCCGCGTCAAAGTGTTGACGGAAGTTAGCTCCGATACATCAATATGTGTCGAAGCTCGCCTATCCTCGACCGGTGCTTAACGAACGGCAGGATGAGATGCGGATGCTTGTTGCGCGTTACAAATATGCCTACGACAAGATTCGAGCTTGGCACGTGGGTAAGGGGAAAGCCGCATTTCTTGCTGTGAGGTACGCACTCACTGGAGACAGCGGTCGTTTTAGGTCGCATGGAGGGTGGCGTGCTTCACACCTCCGAATCGCGGCACCGGGCGAAAGCCCAGGGAGTTCATCCGGGTATGAGACCAACGACGACCGCTGAGTCGGAACTTTGACGTCTGGTCGAAGCGCAGGTGAGAAATGGTGATGTAGGTCTCGGTTTTCCAATTGACCCGGGACTTACATTTTCACTCGTGTGCAGGGGGCACAGCCATTTCGTTTTTTGAAGCGTAGTTGCCGCCACGAGGCGCCCCCATGAACTTGCTGATCAATTTGCTGGAACTTGCATTGCTGTTTGCTTGCTTTTTGGGTCTTGCCGGCTTGGCCGAGCGCGCTTGGAGGCGACACAGGAAAAGGACGACGACACGCCTTTCGGATCGCGACATCGCGAAGGAGACCGATGGCAACTCGATCAAATGATGCATGTTTCACGGTAGAGCTCGCCGTTGATGGATATAGCTATTCCGCAGAGCTCTGGCGCAGCAGCCAAGCTGATTGGACGCTGCTTTCACTCAAGGTCGGGGACGTTGTGGCTGAGCAAGTCAATTGGCGGGCGTCGTCATGCCTAGATGCATTGACCGCCGCAGAAGCTCTGGCCAAGCAGATCGTCGCCACCAATAGGGCGACGTCGAAAGCTCCCGCGTAGCCCGCTCTGTGAACAGCTCGTCTCGTTGCTCGGCGTCACACGCTGCTCTGGACACTTTTGGTCCAAGTAGCCGGGGTGGCAATTCCTGGAGGGTGGAGACCACAGCTCGCTGGCCAGCAGCATTGCCACGGTATCAGCGCCCTAGTGGCTCAGGTGGTCGGCGTCCGTGGGTGCCGGACGAGACCCGCTGCCAACGCGGTCAATGAACTCAGAAAATCTAGCCAGGCTGACGGCCTGACGATTCTCACAATGCGGGCAGGCGAGAACGGCTCCTCCCGCAATGGCAATCAGGCCTAGGCCAGGCAAGGCATCAAACGACCAGCCGCACGGCAGGCATCGGCACTGAACGCTCGTTACTTCAAGGAGCCGCCCAGCCTCGTCTTCCTGGCCAGCGACGTCAACGAGATAGAACTGTCCGGTGTTGGGCATGGGCCTCTGTGGTTGGCGACGGGGCCGGGGTGCCTCGAACGTGAATCATAGCCGTCCGCTTGTTAAGGTTCGGCAGATTTAGTCGCTCACGGATCCTTGAGCGGGCCGTGGTGTAATCCGGCCATGTGCTATTCCGCTCAAATCAAGGCCGATTACCACAAGCTCGTGCGCGAGTTCGGCGCAGTCGTGTCTATGGACGAGTTCGCGGCACTGTATGCCCACGATCCCGGCAAGAAGCGGCCGAAGACGCCGAAGGCCATGGATGATGCGTTCGCCGCGGGCAAGACCCCTGCCGAGCGTTCGGTGTGGGCTGCGATCCAGGGCTGGAACTCCGGGGATGCCACTGCCTTCGAGCAGGAGCTGTTCACCCAGAAGACCCGCTTGGTCAACGCCGAGCGCGCGCTGCAGACCAAGGTCACGAAGAAGGCCGAGAACGACGTGCGGGTGGCCACCAACAAGATCGCCCGGGCCCAAGGCAAGCTGGCCGACCTTCGGCGCACCGACCAGGTGGCAAGAGACTCGCGGATTTTCCCCGGCGTGTACGGCACTGTGATCGTGTCGGAGGGCGGCAATCGAGTGGTGAAGCCGATGCGCTACCAGTGCCGGCTCGCCGGGAAGCCGGCCAGCTACGACCAGCGCTACCCCGGCACCTACAACGCGAGGCGCGACAGCCTGGAGGGCTTCTGGCGGCCAGCCTTCGGGTACACGCACGCGCTCATGGTGGTGGACACCTTCTACGAGAACGTGGAGGGGCCGGACGGGAGCAACCAGGTAGTGCAGTTCACGCCCCGCACGGGCGATCCGATGCTGGTGGCCTGCCTGTGGTCGCACTGGGTGGATCCGGCCGGCCAGGAACCCGATCTGCTGTCCTTCGCCGCGATCACCGATGATCCCGAGCCCGAGGTCGCCGAGGCTGGCCATGACCGGACGATCATCAACATCAAGCCCGAGCACGTGGATGCCTGGCTCAACCCCAACCCGGCCGACCTGGGCGCGCTCTACGCGATCTTCGACGACAAGCGGCATCCGTTCTACGAGCATCGGCTGGCGGCGTAGGGCAGCGCTCACACTGTCTTACGCAGTTGGCCTATGGTCCGCGGCTGCGCCGCGACCCATCATCGACATGCCGGATCCGGGAGCCGCAGGCAGCTCAGCCCGGATGCTGGGGCGCCTGAGCAGCGTCCCGCCGGCACCTTTGCATCGCCCTGACACGCCGTCGCGGAATCTGAGACCCCGGTCCGTATCCTGCGCGCATGCTTCCTCCCGACTTCCGATGGCGCTCGGTCGCCAGCCGCGCCGATCAACTTCCCGATGCCATCTACTGCGGCATGACGGAGGTGTTGCGACTGTCGCAGCGCGTGGACGATAAGGTCTGGTGGGTCGAGGTGGACCGTCATCTTGACGACCAGCACCGCGGCCGCCGGATCTGCACCAGCTACGAGCAGGGCGTGATCGGATCTGAGCTGTGGGTGGTCAGGCATCAGCAGCGGCTTCGCCTGGAGATCGATCAGCGCGAAGTGGCCCGCGCTGCCCAGCGAAAGAACCGGACCTGGTAGGTAGTCAGCCGGCGTTGCCTCCGTATCGGCGCGTGCGACCGCCGGCGGCGACAGTCGCTCCATGGATCAGAAGAGCATCGGCAAGGCGCGCTGGGCGCGCGCGAGGGCGGCTTCGCTATGGCAGCAGGCCGACGACCTGGACAGGAATCACAGCGGCGACTGGCGGGCGAGGGCGACTCGCCAGCGCGGCGCTGACCGCCTCCGCGCCGAGGCCGCGCGGTTCGACGGCATCGCCAACCGACTGCAGCCCTTCGAAGACGATCAGGCCGCCTGATCCGGCCGCAGTGCTACGACGTTGCCGGTGCGCAGGCGGTCTAGGTAGTCCGCCCACTCCTGCATCATGCGCACGCGCTCGGCCATATGGGTCGTGCGGTTGTAGGCCCGGCCGTTCGGGTCGCGCACGGCGTGCGCCAGCTGGTGCTCGATGATATCGGGGCGGAATCCCAGCACCTCGTCCAAGATCGTGCGCGCGGTGGCTCGGAACCCGTGGCCGGTCATCTGATCGCTCTCAAAGCCCATCCGCCGGAGCGCAGTGTTCACTGTGTTTTCGCTCAACGGCCTCTGCACGCTGTTGCGGCCGGAGAACACGTACCTGCCCCGGTTGGTCAGCGGGTGGATCTCCCTCAGTATGTCCAGGGCCTGCCGCGACAGCGGCACCAGGTGCTCGGCGCGCATCTTCATCCTGTCGGCCGGGATGAGCCACACGCCAGCGTCCAAGTCGAATTCGGTCCACTCGGCCTGGCGCAGCTCTCCCGGCCTCACGAACACCAGCGGGGCGAGGGCGAGCGCCCAGCGCGTGACTGGCCTACCCTGATAGGCGTGGATAGCGCGCAACAGCGGTGCCAGCTCCTTCGGCTCGGCCAAGGCGGCGTAGTGACGCTTCGGCTTTGGCTGCAGCGCACCGCGTAGGTCGGCGACCGGGTTGCGCTTGGCCAGGCCCGAGGCGATGGCATAGCGCATGATCTGCCCGCAGTTCTGTATCACCCGATGGCCGGACTCGATGGCGCCGCGCCGCTCCATGCGTCGCGCGATCGACAGGAAATCCGGCGCCTCAAGTTCGGCAGCCTGCCGGGAGCCAATCCACGGGAACACGTCGTTCTCCATCTACGCTTCGACCTTGATGCGGTACGACGGCGCCCAAAGCCGGCCCTTCATCCACTCCCGTCCGATTGACTCGAACGTCAGCGCGTCCAGTCCGGCCTTCGCCGCAGCGGCGTCCTTCTTCTGCTGGCTTGGGTCCGTACCTTGCGCGAGCAGACGGCGTGCGTCTTCCCGCCGGTTGCGTGCCAAGGCGAGCGTGACCTCCGGATACACGCCGAGCGCCAGGCGCTTCTCCTTGCCCCCGAAGCGGTACTTCAGCCGCCACCACCGGCCACCTACCGGTGATATCTCCAGATAGAGACCACCGCCGTCGAAGAGCTTCTGAGTTTTGCCGCTCGGCTTGGCGCGCCGAATAGCGAGATCGGAGAGTGGGGGCATCGGTTATGGGGGCATGGGGCAGGTGCCCCAAAATATGCCCCCACCGTCTCACTAGCTGCAACGTACTGGGTAGTACTCGCTCGTCCAACGAAAAAGGCCGAAACCCCTGTATTTGCAGGTGTTCCGGCCTTTCGAGTGCCCTGTCGGGCTGAATAGTGGTGGAGCCAAGGAGGATCGAACTCCTGACCTCGTCGATGCGAACGACGAGCTCTCCCAGCTGAGCTATGGCCC